ACTCCGGCCAGCGTTTGACGACGGCCTGATACACACCGCCGAAGCCCTCCGGGCCCAGGCGCTGCAGCTCCTCCTGGCGCCCCTGCACATTCGGTGTGCCGTCCGGGTTGAACAGGCGCGTGCGGTAGAACTCGAGCTTCTGGTCTTCGGTGATGTTGGCCGAAAACGGCGCCCTGGCCGGCGCGAACGCCAGCGCCACGTCGGTGGCGGTGGAGTCGATCCAGTTGGCCAGGTCGTCGGAAACATCGTCGAGAAAATTCGCGCTGCCAGGCATCTAGGCACCTCCAGGCAGTGGCATCGCGTTGCCAGGCGGACCTGGCACGACCGGCGTACCGGGGACACCTCCAGGTGGCATAGCACCTCCTCCACCGCCAGGAGGTGGAGGAGCGACCGGCAACCCATTCCCAGGAGAGGGAACTGGGTTCGGAGGCATGCCACCTGGACCCGGTACAGGCGGCGCACCCGGTGTGCCGCCCGGTACTCCGGCCGATCCCGTGCCCGCTAGCTCCTGCGGGCTCGGCATGCCCGCGGCGGCCATGCGCTGCGAGCGGATCGTGCCAATCTTCTGCAGGATGGCGTTCTTGAGTTCCTGCTGGATTTCCTGGCTACTCTTGAGATCGTGCAGCAGCCAGGACTTCTCGACCTCGTCGGGATTCCCTCCGGCGCGCTCGACGGCATCCTCGTAGGTGATGAGCTTGAGCTGCATCTTTTCGCCGATAGCCCGCGTCTCGATGATTTCGTTCGAGGGTGTGGAAGGCGCGAGCTTCGCTTCGTAGCGGTGGACGCCTTTCAACTCGTCGGGTCCGATGCCGAGCCAGGCGGCTTTGCTCTGCCCGCCGATTGACTTCTTGCCGCGCTTGGCTTCGATCTCCCCCCAGGCGTACACCTTCTCGCCGATGCGGTTCTCGATCAGCCAGGACTCGAAGCCGACGCGCTCGCCGAGCGTGACTTCCGCATTGCCGACAATCGGGTCCCAGCCCAGGCGCGCCAGGTAAGCGGCCTGGTTGAGGGCGTAGCCCGACTGATCGCTGGCAACCACACCCTGGACCACGCTAGGCAGCGCGAGCTCGAGCATCTGCTGCACGTTCTGGAGCAGTTTGTCGGCGTCGATACCCGAATGCGGCTGGTCGATAGGCGCGATATCGAACGGAAACAGCTTGCCAGGCTCGAGCGTGGAGTTCTGCGAGCTCTGTTCTCGGGCGTCGGTGCCGTACGGCATAGCCGGCAGGCCTGGAATCTGACCTGGCGGGGTGGTCTTTTTGAAGGCCGGATACGCGGTCATGTACGCGGCCTGGCCCTGCATGGTCAGCAGGCTATCCAGCAGAGGAAACAAGCGCAGGAAGCCGAACAGAATCGACAGTCCAGCGTGCTCTGGCAGCCTGGAGGCGGTCGTCAGCCCCAGCGCGTGGAAGTACGGGCCCTTGAGCGTCTTGAGGATGGGGTCGCCGTAGGAATGGCGCAGTACGCGGCAGAGCGTCGACTTGTCCATGCCTTTAGTGCGCTGGTTGGGACCCTGCAGGCAAATGACCTGGACCTGGTAGTCCCACACCTCGATGCAGCGCACCGTCTGACCGCTGGTGCCATTGCCGCTGCCGCCCATGATCTGCGACCACTCCGCGCGCGCCAGTTCCGCGGCGCGGGGATCGAGCCCGCTCCAGGTCTTGGGGTCCACCACGTTGCCGTTGCGGTCCAGGCCGGCGCCGAATTTCTCGAGCGCTTCCTGGTACGGCAGTTCCTTGACCTCCATGCACGCGGTGTAGCCGTTCTCGTTTTTCGAGTAGTACCAGGTCTCGGGCGGAACGTCCGTGCTGGCAATCGGATACGGCAGGGACAACTTGAACTCTTCGGTCTTCTGGTTGTAGATGCGGTCTTTGGCGTCCTGGTCGTACTCCTTGACCTGCTCGAGCTGCTTTTCCAGGTCCTTGGATTTTTCGTCGTACTCGCCCCAGGCGGTTCTCGAGCGCTCGACGGTCTTGATGACGCCCTCGCCTTTGGTGGCCAGGCTCCACATGAACAGGCGCAGGAGCTGGCGCTTGGACTCTTGCTCCTGGCGCTTCCAGGACGACTCGAAATAGTTCTCGCGCAGCGTCGAGTTCTGCTGGTAGACGTCACCGAAGCCGATGGGCTTGAACACGACGCTCATCGGGTTGACGCTCAGCGCCGCGGTGACGGTGTTGGCGATGTGGAGTGCCAGGGGCGAGCGGACTTCGATGGCGGTCTTGCGGTACGCCTCTGGGATCTCGACCGGCAGGTTGCCGAAGAGCACCGCGTCGATGTCGGAGTACAGTTCGTCGCGCTCGCGGAACTGGCGGCGCAGGTCCTGGGCCAGTTCCATCGTCGCCCGCTCCATAGCGTCCTGGTCGGAGGGCTTATCAAACCAGCCCTTGGGCGGCGCGACGGACATACTCATGCGGCAGGCTTCCTTTCAGGGATGGGGTGACACACCTGGCAGACCCACTGACCATTCCGCCAGACCCAGGCGGCCTGAAGGCAGGGCGTATTCCGTAGACAGGTAGAGCGCAGGTCCGGCGGCGGCGTGAGGCTCATGCGCGCTGCTCCGTGACGTAGAAAGAGGTATAGGAGCCAGGCCAGAAGCCGCCGGTGCCAGTGTTGAGGTAGCAGCAGATGGCGTAGCGGTGGACCCCAGCCAGCGGAGCCGTGTCGTAACCGATGATCGACCAGCCGCTCAGAGCGCCCACAACCGCAGACTGGACGCACTGCTGAGTGTCGAAGTACAGCGCGCCGTCGCGCATGAAACCGAAGTACATCAGCGCCTGGGCGGTAGCCATCGTCACTGTGCCGCACGCTTCGAGACGGATGGTTGTGCCGCTGCGGCACGTGGCGTTGGCCTGGGCAGCAGTCTCGAACCACTGGCCTGCCGCCGGAGCCGACCAGCCGCTGGTGGCGCGGTAGTAGCCAAGCATCGCCTGGGCCGAACCAGCCGGCAGGATGAGGTTGCCACCACTCTGCGGATTGAGACTGATGTTCTTGCCGTACAGGTTGAGGTCCAACCACTGTGAGGTGTCGCGGTCGTAGGACTGGATGTTGCTGGACTGTTTGGGGTAGTGCGCCAGTTCCAGGCTGGAACCGGAGCCTTGACCGTCGCGCGGCCATACCCCCTGGCCGGTCTGCTGTGAGCCGACGGCGCGTACCAGCGCCGCGCTCAGTGGGCCACGGTGGAGGATCAGCCCGCTGCTGGTGCTCTGCTGACCGTTTTCAGCCTCGCCGTAGGCGACCGCTTGCGTCATCCGAACGTCACTTTGCCGACCGGTTCCGCGGCCCAGGGCTGCGCTTCGGCGCACAAGCCGTAGCGCAGCGCATCGACCTCGTCGTCAGGTGTACGCGTGCCGCCGATCTTGTCGGCGACGTCTTCAGGGTCGAGCGGGTCCATGACCATCGCCGGCAGATTGCGCACCAGAGCTGGGCAGCGCTGGTGCATGATCTTGAGCCGCGGCAGCGCGTCTTCTTCGACCTTGCGCTCGAGCGCAACCTGCACGCCGTGTGCGAGCGCGCGGCGCATGACCGCCCAGCCCTGGCGGCGGTTGTTGAAGCCCGGCACGATGTTGGGCACGCCGCCGGAGGCGTACACCTGGGCGATGCTGGGGCGCATCGATTCGGTACGCGGGTTGAACATGCTCGGATCGAGCACCACCTGAGTGATGCGCTCGTCCTTGCTGCGGTCGATGATCAGCTGCGCCTGTTGCTCGTCGCGGATGCCCGCCGCACTGATCTCGCGGTAGACGTAGATGTGGCCGCCTGGGCGGTCTCGGGTGAGCCAGAGCGCGACCCAGGGATGCGCGAAGCCCCAGTCCACACACACCCAGCGGATCCAGTCTTCGGGCGGGTCGAAGGCGTCGACCAGGTGCTGCCGCGGGTCGAACTCGGTGAAGTACATGCCCTCCGCCGCCACTCTCAGGCCCAGCAGTAAGCGGTCGCGCAGATAGCCCGTCAGCGCCTCGAGCGGCGCCAATCGTGCAGGGGTGATGGTGGGGTTGTCGGCGTGCCTGGCGATCAGGAAGGTCGTCTTGCCTTCGCGCTCGCGGTCGTACAGCCAGAAACTGGGCTCACGCGGGTTCAGGTCGGCGAGGAGCTGCTGGTAGGGCATGATCCCGCCGCGCCCAGTCACACGCGTGGTGAGGATCTCCCAGTCCGACTGCTCCAGCTCGCTGACTTCCTGCACGTAGATCAGGTCGCCCTCGAAGCTTTTGACCTTCTCGGGGTCGTCCATGCCGAACAGGTAGATCTTCGAACCGTTGATGTAGCGGTACTCCTCGCCGTTCCACAGACGCGCTGCGCCGTCGGGCAGGACCTGGCGCTCAAAGGTCTGCATTGCCGTCGAGGTCAGGCTCTTGCGCGTCTTGCGCACAAACGCTGCGACGGCGCCCGGGTATTTGGTCATCGCGGCGTGGACTTTTTCCAAGCACGCCCTGGATTTGCCGCAGTCGGCGGGGCCCTCGATCACAACCTCGCGGTCGCGACAGCGGAAGAGTTCAGCGTTGGCGCCGTACGGCTTGAACGGCTTGGTCTCAGGGTCGAGGGTGGCGACACTCGCCGTCGGTTCGACCAGGAGCTGGCTGGTGGCCTGGAGCCCGCGCGGCGTGGCCACCTAGACGTTGTTCCAGGCGTCGGCGTCGATGGCCTTGACCACCGTCGTCTGGGTCACCGTCAGCTTGTCGCCGTACTTCTCGGGCTTGTGCGCCTGCAGCAGCTTGGTGAGCATCGCGTCGCTCGGCCGCCACTCGTGGATCTCTTCGTACAGCAGGCCATGACGGTAGACGCGGCGGGTCAGCTTCGAGCCGGCCACCGCTCGGGTGCGCGCCTCAGTCTCGAGCGCTTCGATGGCTTCGGCTTCCGCGGTGTGAAAGCGCAGGGCGAAGGTCTCGTCCATCTCCTGCCACTTGTGGAATTCACTGCGGAGAATACCGCCCGCCTTGAGGGCGGCGGCTAGGTCGCCATTGGCGGCGTAGGACGTCAGGAACGCGGTCTGCGGGTCGAGGGGGTACTTTGGCGGTGCTACTGCCTCGAGAGAATTCTCGTCAGAGACTTCCTGGCGGACAGGTCGCGCCAGGAGGTGCTTCTCACGGTGCCGCATGACCGCCCAGCGGGTAATGCCCAGCTCGCGGCCGATCTCGGAGACGTTGTGTTCTCCGCGGAGCCGCGCTTCGATTTCAGCGCGTCGGGGATGTGCGCACAGACCACACCGCTGGGCCACGGGGCCACTGTACTCCTTCTCATGAGAGAATTCACGAGAGAGAAGTCTGGTGCGCACCGTGCGCCGGTAGGCGGGCGAGCTGCGGGGCTGTCGGGCTGTCGACCCGCACAGCGTTACGAGGAACCCCTGGGATTCCGCCGCTTCTCGCGACCAGCCAGCGCTCAGCGCCTCAGGCGCTGAGCGCTGGCCCCCAGGGGTACCACCACGGGGTTTATAGGGCGACCCCCCGCCCGAGGGGTGCCCGGGAGACTCCTGAATGTGGGGTCAAGCACGGCGCGTTTTGGTACGCGCGTGTGCAGAATTGGTACGCCGGTGTGCTAAACGGATGGTTGTTGTGTCGCCTGCGCGAGCAGGGCGGCCCATTGCCTATGCCGTATAGCTCGCCGATAAATCTGGCGAGCGCGCTCTGCTGTCACGCCGAAATGCGAGCCGATGTCGCGGTAGATCCAGCCCGCTTCACGGAGGCGGAAGACCTCACGGTCGCGTGCATCGCGCCGTTCACGCCAGCCTTCAGGCTTCTTAGCCATGGTCAAGCACCGCCTCTCTGCACGTTACCTTCCTCATCTACGCCGAGCAGCAGATCCATCTCCATGAGGGCGATAGCTTCTTCACTGTCGCCGGTGCCCCAGGCCTGCTTCCAGGCCTGCCAGAGCTGGCGGACGTCATCGAGGGGGACCCAGAGCTTGCCTTGAACGTAAAGGTAGGGGAACAGGCCGTCAGGGTCGGGTTCAGGGTGACTCATCCGATCAGGTTAGCGTTGCCGAAGGCGAGCGTTTAGTGCTTGACCCCACATTCAGGAGTCTCCCGGGCAC